AAGCTAACCAAAGTTTCTCTCTGGCCTCAGTTTCCTTTGCACCAGTATTAAATAAACTATCTGCGTAAAGTTTTTTTAATTTATCAAAACTTTCTTGTAATAAAGGGTTGTCAAAAAGCTGTTTAGCTTTGTTCGCCTGGCTCACTTCCTTTTGGAGCTTGCCCACCTGATCCTTGTCCATATAATTGTCTTATCTGATCTTGTACTTGTTGCGATTGCTCTGCTGCTTTTCTAAAATCGTTTGTGCTTTCAGCAACTAACATTTTATTTAAATCAGCGTCTGCCTTTATTTGTTGTGAGTCTAATTGAGCATTGTATTTAAGTTCTAGCTCTTTTAGTTTAATTTCATTTTCGTAAAGAATTTCTGCGTTTTGTGATTTAACTTTTTTCAGTTCTATTTCTAGTTCAGCAATCTTACGCTGTTCTTCACTTGCAATTCTTCTAAACTCAATTTTTTCAATTGGTGTTAATGGTGGCTCAGGTGGAGGTGTAACCATACCTTTACCCATTTCAGGATTTACAAAGTAATTCTCAACATTTTTCAGGCCAGCATTTTCAATAATTTTTGCTAAACTATTATAAATATTTTTAAGACTAACCATTGGGTATTCTCTATTGCCTTGCAATTGGAACGCCTGGAGTTGTCTTTCTAAAATATTATTTAGCATCATTATTTGTTGTTCTTTAGAACCTGATCCTAAACCAACAGTAATACTAATATTAAATCTGTTTCTCCACTCAGTAGGTTTTACTGGAATGAACTGATTATTTAATTCTACAATTCTTTCTTTGTCTTGGTACTTACAAGTTAGTTCAAAGATACGTCTAAATAAATCTTTGATACCAGTTTCTGCAAACACTCTAGCAATTAACTCCATACGCATTTGCGATTGAGTCATAATTGCATTTACGCCAGTTGCAGTTTTATTTAAACTATCTGCATCTAAGCCTTGATTATATCTGGTAATACCAGTTCTAGTTTCCCTTACAGTATCTAAGTATTCTAATAATGGGAAAGCTTGTTGCGATATAGTTTGCGATTGCATTGGCAACATAACTTGTGATGGTGGTTGTTTAGTTCTAACTACACCGCCTGGTCTTGAAGTAAGTAAATCATCTAGATTTACCATACCATCCATTATTGCAACTCTGTTGTTGTTAGTTAAATACATATTGTCTAACAACTGTCGCATTACTGTAGATTTAACTAGCTGCACATCTTCTACTAACTCTGCAACTGATCTACCATAAAATCTATGTGGCATTGGAATAGGTGTTAGTGAACAGAATGGAATATTATCGCAACTTTCATTGGATAAAATTTCATAACCACTTTCACCGGCAACAATAACTTTTCTAAGTTCTGCAACGCCATCGCCATCAATATCACATCTTACATAGCACTCATAAATTTCGATCTCAGCTGTCGAATTATCTGGTGCATTGTCAAATGGTGCTTGGTCTATATCTGAGTATCTTGTTAATCTTTCGTTGTTTAAAATTATGTTATTTGTAGTTGGTAGGTTTTCTACTACCTCTTTATCAAATCCCATTTCAATTAAATCGGATCTAGTTTTAGATACTCTGTGTGCTACAAAGTTTGCTGACTCAATAGATTTTGCAGTTCTTTGTATTAAAAATTCTTCTGGTGGAACATTTTCTATTTTAACTTTACCACCTCTTGATGTTCGTTTAATAACGCAGTTGTGAAGCATAGGTGTAGGCTCATCTGCAACTAACTTACCTTGCTTAGTTGCCTCTACTAATAATAAGTCCATAGCAGCTTTCATCTTCTCATCAACAAAAGACTCTTCTTCAACTACTGTAACATTTTCATCGTCAAGCAATAATTGATATTCTTGATCGTTTAAATTCTCATAAGTTTCTTGTTCAACACTACTACTGTCATCCCAATAAACTTTTACAATTCCATTTTTTTCTAAAAGTGCATCCTTAAACCAGGTATATAAAATTGAAAAACCAGGATTATCTTTATTAAAAATATAATTAATATAATTTGTAGCTTGTTCTGCTAAAGGTACATCTTCACTTTTAACCGGCTCACATTTAACTACTTGATCTGATGCAGTAAAAATTCTAAGCAAGTTAGGTAATATTGTTTCAATTGTGTCGGCAACATCTGTACTCACAACCTGGCTACGACCATCTATTTCAGTACCAAGCTTTTCACCCATGTAATATTCCATAGATTTTTTTCTTTGTGAAGTAAGGTTACTTCCCATAAAACCTATAGAGTTATTTATTTCTGAGTTAATGATTGCTCTTAACTGTTCGTTTGTAACTTTGTCTGCCATATTAAACTATATAATTTGTGTTAATTGGAACTTGATTAGTCCAATCTGAAATTTCAGCACCCTGTCCTATTATGCCAGTCCTAAAACTATCGGCACAATGCGATGCGTAATTGTGCATGGGTTTATTTTTAAAGCATTGGTTTTTATCATCCCACCTTTTTTGGTAGGCTTTTAAATACTCAATTCCTGTTTTGCATTTTTCTTTATCAAACCAACAATTCGGCAATGCTTTTCGTACTGCTTCAATTCCATCTTCAATTGACAGCTTTGGAGCTACTTCGCCAGCTATTCCTAATTCTAATAAACTTTCTAATCTTGATTTACCAAAATTACCTATTTCCCTTACTTGAACATCATGGGGAAATATATGTTGAGAATACTCATAGCCTTTTTGATCTAAAACATCTACATAATGATCTAAACCATAACCACTATTTTCATAGTAATCTATTAATCTTATTTCACCTTTGTACTTTTGCACAAACCACATGGCAGTTGAATCGTTAAGACCCAAATCATACCAGACCTCTGTGTCCAGGTTATCATCGTAAGGCACATCGGTAATTCTACCATCCTTTGCTAGACCCTCTATGATAGCACCATAATAAGAACCAGTAATCGCAGCATTGAAACTTACTTCAAATTCTTGGTTATACAAATCTTTAGACATTACAGCTTTAGCTGCATCTAATTCATCTTGGTCTAAAATTTTTGTATCGCTTGCTTTAAATTTACAAGCATACCAATCTTTGTTTTCTTTTGCTTGTTCGTATAATTCAAAAAAATAATTTCTGCCTTTCGGTGTTCCTATAAACACACACCATCCTTTTCGGTCTGCCAAAGCTGGTCTTATGACTTCTGGAAATATGGTAGGCTTAATACTTTGGGTTTCGTCAAACACACATCCATCTAAGAAAATTCCTCTCAAAGATTGATCGTTCTCAGCCCCTAATATTGTTATCCTTGCACCATTTGGTAAATCGCACCTAAGCTCACTTTCGTTGAATTTAGTGCCAGGTATTTTACCAGCGTATGTTTTTATGTAATCCCAAGCGGTGGCCTTTCCCTGTTTGAATGTGGGCGATAGAAACGCATATCTGGGGTTAGGCAAGGGATTTGTTAAAGCTGCTTTCAGCATATGATTTATGGTCATTACTGTTTTGCCGGCTCTACGATGTAGCACTAAAACACTAAATCGGTGCTTATCAATTTTCTTGTGCAAAAAATTTTGTAATTCTCTTGGTTTGTATGGAATGACTATGTTTGCCATTTTAAAACAAAACCCCCCTTAGTGTACTGTGACACCTCTAGGTACATTTAATAATTGTTCTATTCCAAGATCATCCATAATGTGATGTGAGAAATATCTGCACTCAGTTAAATCATTGAAACCGCCAAAGTGTACTACAACGCTATTGGTAGACTCCATAATGTAGATAACTGCTGAATATCCTTGTTTGCCATCTTCGTAGTCGAACATATTAAAAACCCTTGTTTATTTGTGTGTAACATCCCTAATTTTTTTTTTAGTTACCGATATAGCTTTGGGGTATGGCTTCGTTCAAAACCCCCCAAAATCTAGGTTTAGAACTAAAAACTGATTAGTAATCAATTGGTTTAGTCTATTAACCTTGATAAATAATAATTTTATTATGCCGGTATAGTTTTGGTATAGCTTAGCTCTAATATTTTCTGTAGTTTAGAATAATTCTAGAACAAAATGTGAACATTTAAACCTTAGCTATAAGGTTCGGTGTGCTAGTTTTATCTGCAACTCACATAATATTAAACTATTACCAGTAAAATCAATAACTTCTACTTATCCCACTTAACAATTAATGGAGTATTTTTATCAAAATTTAATGTAGTTGCATCCCTTTTAGCATAGTATTTGGGTGCAATTCGTTCAGATTTCCACTTACTTAGATCAACAAATGACTTAATTAAATGTGTTTGTCCTAAATCTGTCTTTTCTTTAAACTTACTGTTCTCAATACTTTCGTTAAGTAAATCTTGTGCATCAGATAATAAATATTCAATACCATCTGTTTTAGCATCTTCGTATTGCTGTCTAAGCTCAGGATCTTTTCTCATCCATGATCTAAAGGTTTCCCAACATGGTCTATCTTTAGCTTTATTAATTGGTGTAAGACAGCTTCTGATACTTTTGCCTACAGCAAGCTCAGATAGTATTTCTTTGATCAAAGTCTTGTTGTATTTAGTTTTATTGGCCATTTTATTAATCTATTTCTGGTTGTAATACTGTTAGCGATAGTGTTTAATAGTGTTATCAACTGATTCTAACGAATCAAAGGAGAGAAATATGTTTAATAAAAATAAAATACTAACTACTCCAATTGTTATGTTTAGAGTTCCTATTCTTAAATACTACAAGAACAAGGATAAGTTCAAATCAGCATTAAACAATAGGAAAGAGTTAAAAAAGCTTAAATTAAAAGACTTTAAGCCTATCGAACATTAATAATCATAGTGGGGTGTAACCTAAGAGAGAGAGAAAGAAAGAAAGGAATAACCACCCCACAATATGATTCAAACTAAAAAAAAAGGTTTTATAAAAAACACTTATTTCAAGTATAATTTTTTTTTCTTACTTATTTGATAACTTGTCAAATACTTTACAAATATTTTGTTAAGTTCTTATTAGCTTGTACACAAGCATCAACCAATGCTCTGTGATATTGGTATCTAATCTTTTCATGGCTATCACCAATATAAAATCTTTTAAGCTGCCTAAAGGATCTGTAAGGAAAATGTCTTAGATACATCAGTTCTCTGTGATCCTTTTTAATATCAATCAACAAGAGAAGTACGAATTCATAGATTGATAATTGTTTTGATGTTGGAACTATCTTGAGTCTAGCAGTAGAGGTTGCCGAATCCTTGTAAGTATTTTTATCTGGAGCTACATCTAACATTTGAAAGTTAGTAGTACATACTGGTTTCTTTACTCCAGGTGATATTCTATCTACAAATGCTGCAATACTTAAAAATCTATCTAATTCATCTGTAGTTAATCTAGCTGTAATCATTGTTTGTAAATATCCTCTATGTATTGGTTGAATCTATCTTTACTGAGTGATTTTTGTTTATTTTTTATTTCTTTATTAAGATCATGTTGTTTTCTGTTCTTAATTCTTGATTGTTTAGCTTGTGAGTAGAAATAATTAGTATTTTTAACTATTTTATTTAATTGTTTCTGGATTATCTTAGGATCTACATACTTAGTCATTACTAACCCTATAGATATGAGTATATAGTTCTATATTAAGATATGTTTTTGATACACCCAAATGAAGTTTTTGATACACCCAACTATTTCCTGTTATTAACTATGTGAATAACTTTTGGATTATTCATGGCATAGTTCTTTTGTTGTTTATTCTTAGCTAAAGTAATTTTTCTTCGCTTATTTAGATTGTGTTGTATATAATCTTGCATTAATTTTTTCTCAAAAACATAATGGTTTGTGCCATTGTTAATTTGTTTTCTAGCAAGCATCCCAAACAACTGTAGTCGGTCAAGGCACTTAGTAAGTGTTCTCCTGGTTTTAATACCAGTTCTTAACATCAGGTATTTGTGCGATATTCGGCAACCATTGGGTGCAAACTCAAAGGATTTGCAAATGACATAGATTAGCTTTTCATGGCTATTTAAGTTTCTGTTGTTAATTAAATCTTTGTCAAATTTTTCAAAATATTTCATACTTCGTTACCCCAACAATCCCAGCCATCAACTTTCTGTCTGGCAAAGAGTTCAATTCTAGGTAAATCACCACAAAGCTGTACGATTCTATCCCTGACACAATCAGGCTTTCTGCTGTGTTCTCTAATTTTATCAAGCACTACCTGGTGGACAGATGATGATATTCTTTTTGGCTTACCTTTTGTGGCCAGCAAACAAATCTCATTATTGGATCTGGTGTAATAGCCTAAACCCCAAAATAGACTGTCAGATTTTTTGTTTTTTTTGATCCAACTAAAAGCACAAGTCTTGTACTTAAAATTCCAGGATTTGATTGTATCTAAACCCTCTTGTAATAGCGGATAAGTAACCCAAATAAATAAAATACAATCTTTATCTGCAATATCATCTACAGGCATATTTTTTATATCTTCAATTGTCATTAAATCGTATTTAGGTGATTTCTCATCACCCTTGCTTGACCATGTTTTAAAAGTCCAAGCTGGATCTGCATAAATAATATTGTATTTTTTATTTGGCAGCTTAATCATCCTCACCACCTTTACCTATTTCCTCTAATGGTATTTGTAATATTTCAGATGAATAATGATCTGGGCAATAATGCTTATTGTTTTCTGTTAGCATAGCTGGTGTATCACAATCTTTCATGCAACACTTCTTTGCCGGATCACCATACATATCTAGTTCCATGCCCCATCTTTTAAAAATTTAATTGGCGTTAATTTTTCTAATCCTAATGAGTGAACTTTTGGTCGGTCAGAAATACCAAAGTCAGTTAAAAATCTGTCAGTACCTAAAACATGGGTACTATTAACAAAGCCATGAATTTCAAAAATAGGTGCTTTATCAATAACTAAAATGTAAATTTCGTTTGGCTTACTGCCTTTTGGTCTAATAATTAAACTATTATGTTTTTTAGGTAACTGCGATCTGACTTGTAAATGAATGTCATGAAATATTATGTCAGGATTAGAGCCATGATTTACATGAAAATTAAAAGCTGTGTCCAGGTAACGACAAACCGCTAATTCTGCACAAGCACCACTAATTGATTTTGCTATTTGATCATTAACTGTGCCTTTATAGTTATGACCCCAATCTTGTTTAAGCCTTAAAGACTCAAATACTCTTAGCAACCCAGTTTGTGAAGCTGCCATAATATCGTATAAATCTAATTTTACCTCAATCATATAAGTAGTTTGTTTCCTTTTTTTACATTTTCTAAAGCAGTTAAATATT